CCCAATTGGGGGCCCACGCTGAAGATTGATCTTCTCTCCGTGGAGGAAAAAGTAGGTGACTATCTGTGATGAGGCGAAAAAGAGATTCGTTAAGAAGAAGAGGAAGAAGCGGGCCTTTAAAGGCAAATCCGCGAAACTTCGTATTCGGACTCCGAGAACTCGCTCGCGAACTGACCAGTCTTACGACGAAGTCAGTTATGTCAAAAGATTGTCACCCACTGATTACGCTCCTGCGTCTCAGTCTCATTGGTCTAATAACTCTTACGAGTATATGGTCGATGTTACAGGAAACATGCAAGGGTGGAATCCAACCTTCCATCAGAAACTCCAAGGGAATGTAAATCCCCTTGTGACCTTCCACGATCCGGCGGAGGGGTACGACATGATATCTTTCACGTCAGACCACTCACCATCGGTTCTATCGAAGGTGGAGACTAATAGCCTACTTCAAATGCCCCCGAGTATTTGCGTCAGTTTTAACCGACTGGCAAACCATTCCGTTGTCACGGCTATGCCGTGTAAGGTTCTAGCATTGAACTTCATTTTCGAGTTACTCGAAATGTTAGGTAAAATGGTAGTTAAACTCACTCGCTTTAAAAAGCGAGGCATCTGGAATAATATTCTACGGACATACAAGGTCTCTTATGAAGGTGCAATAGCAGCTGGCCATGACGAAGCCGCCTCACGGTGGATCGCATGGAACTTTGCTGTAAAGCCCTTTGCTAAGGATCTTATTGAAATATTGTGCTCGTACGTAAAGACAATGAAACGTCTTGCGTACTTGCGCAAAGTCAACCATCGCATCACTGTGGAGCGGTATTCCGCTCCTGACCTCTGCGCTCAGTATGATCCCGTTGGGACCATGTCTGATGACCAAAGGACGGTCTTTGTAGATGAAGTCTATTCGACTCAATACTCAGACCCTGCGAAGGGGTTGATGGCTACGTATATAACCCGAGTTTATATCAAACTTGAGTCATTTGATGGCTTATTGGGGTACCAAGCTGCTGTTCGGTATAATCTACCAGACTGGTTACTTGAGACCGAAACGGGTCGTATACTTGGAAATCTAGACACGACCGGATTTTCAAATCCGTTCGCCGTACTCTGGGAAGCGGGTCACTTTTCCTGGCTATTAGATTGGTTTACCAATCGATTTAGTGAGGTTTTTAAGTACCGGGGATCATTTTCCCTCTTCAACGACGCAACCATCCTTGGCTCCACTTGGAGCTATAAGATGCACGCTCGTTTCGGCGTTTACCAACGTAATGAATACGTTAAAGATTACGACGACTTCACTCATTTTGAGTCCTTTGAGGATATCAAACTGGGTGACGTGTCCTATGATTTCTATCATAGATCATACGGGACTGTCCCTGAGGACATAGATCCCTTACTTCAGGTAGACTTGAGTGCCTACCAGCTTTCTATATTGCTCGCGCTTATCCAGCAAGGCTGGCGAAGAAGGAGATAAGCACCTTCTTGGAGCGCTAACGACCCTACTTTCCGAGATAGTCTCGGAACGGAGACACAATGGCTTTCGCAGATCCTTTATCATTACCGATTGATTCAGTACCGAATAATCGCTCGTTTACCAGAGTTTCGCAGAATGCGAACGGTTCGGACTGGGTATGTACAGACATGCCCGCGTCAGACGTTCGTATGACTATGAAAATCCGGCATTCGGTCGGTCGTCCGGTTAACAAAACTATCGGTCCCATCCGCCGAGACAATGTAACTGTGACTATCGAGAAATATAACTCGACCACGGGAACGTGGCAGTCGCAGTCTTGTTCGGCCACCATTACTGGTCCTGGAAAAGGCGGTTCTGTACTCAGTGACACGGAAATCGACACTCCGTGGTACTTCTTGTACGAATCGTTCTTCAACTCGACCCGTTACGCTCAGCTCGTCAGAGGTGAGTGCTGATGGCAAAATCGAAACCCGGAAGGTTTTCCCTTCCGAAAGATCGTCCTTCTGGCTTCCTGTTTTATATCGATCCGCAAATTGCTGGAATTATCAAGCAAGATGTCGGTCGTATCATTCAGGGTGTCCTCAATGACTACTTTAGTAGTTTCGGTAAGCCACCTAAGGTGATTCCTAAGCCTCGCGGCTTTTGAAAGTGATGGTGATCTGCAGCCTGTAAGGAGAGAAGCTAGAAATGGTGGAAATGAAAAGCCTTGCCCGCATAATAGCGGATGTGTCCAGTAAACTGGTCACACAACTTTATGTGTCACTTCCCCCTCTAACATCTATCTCAGCTATGTGGGATTCTGATGATATCAAACGAGATACAGTGTATTTAATACGCCGCATCGAGTCTGAAGGCATCAGCCTCACAACAGTCGTCCTCCCAGGGATAGGAAGACGATTGGATCGCTATTTAGAGAAGATGGATGACTCGTACAGGGAAGTCTTTCAGGATTGTTCCTTTAAGACCGACCACGACGGGATTCCACTCTTCCTTAACGCCGTCTGGCGTTACGTGTTACTGGGTGATGATGACGACTTGCACCGTGCGAAGACCCTCAAAGGTCTACGCACCCTCTTGTACTTATGGTATAAGTTAGAGCTGCCCTATACGGCTGAGCAAGAAGCTGAAAAGCTTCTAAACTTTCGCCTTATTGAGGCTGAGCTACCCGTTGCCATGAGTGAGGTTGTCAAGACAGTTAACGCTCAAAGCGTCCTGTCTTACGCCGAGTACCTCGTTATGATTTGTCTTCGTGGACTTAACGTCTCGATGATAAATCCGAGGCATGGGCCCGGTGCAGTCGCGACTGGTGAAAAGGGGAATCGTAAGTGGGCTTTCACTCACCTCTACGATTCACTCCACCAGCAGTGGCCATACTATAATTATATGTATGGCCTACGATCAGATGGACGAGCCACAATGCTTGCTGCGCAAGCTTTGACGTACAGGAGAATGCAAAAAAGCATGTACCCCGTCTCAAAGTGCGTATTCGTACCAAAGGACTCTAGGGGCCCACGGCTGATTACCGCGGAACCTCTTGAACTCCAATTTGTACAGCAAGGTGTGATGAAAGTACTAGTTGATCATCTTGAAAAGAGATCACCAGTACGTGGCCACGTGAACTTCGATGACCAAACGATCAATCAGCATCTTGCCCTTCAAGGATCCATTAGTGGATCTTGGGCGACGCTTGATTTATCGGATGCATCGGATCGCGTGTCGGTTGCGCTTTTCCAATTGCTCTTTCCGGAGACCATCTCAGTGATGGATCCTTCGGGGGACGTATCGGATTATCCGCTTCGAAAGAAGCTTCTTGCGCTCCGATCACACGCCACAATCCTCCCTGATGGGGAGGAGATAGTTCTCAAGAAATTTGCGGCCATGGGGAACGCTTTATGCTTTCCCATTGAGTCGTTAATTTTCTTCGCACTATCATATGGCGCTCTCCGCGCGAGCGGAGTACATCATGATCGCGCACTCAGATCTGTTTATGTGTATGGTGACGATATCATCGTCCCTACCAACGTAGCAGATCTGGTTCATGCAGCACTCGAGAACTTTGGCCTTAAGGTCAACACTTCGAAGTGCTTCATGAGGGCGGGGGGATTCTTCCGTGAGTCGTGTGGAGTCGATGCCTGGAAAGGCAACGACGTCACGCCGCTTAAGATAAAATCCTTACCCCCAGTGTGTGACTCCTTAGAAGGTAGTTCCCTCTCTGCTTGGGCGGACTATGTTTCCTGGGCTTATGCTCAGGACATGCCTGTCTTTGCAGAAGCACTATATAAGGTGATTCTCGATTCTGGCGTTAAGATCCCTCTTACGCCTCAGAAAATGAGTTACCTATCTGTAGTGCACCCGACGTCGGCTACACATCCATTGGATTATAGTCGAACGAGGTGGAACACTGACCTTCAGCGATGGGAGGTAAGGGCTTTGGCTATCAAGCCATATTCCAAACCTGATCCCATTGGTGACTGGTCTCGCCTCAATAAGGGCATATTAATGCCAGGAGAGGTTGAGCCTGATAAGGTCGTGGCGCGCCGCGCCACGCAAATCGTCTGGTCGTGGGAACCTTCTTGGTTCTCATTGTCAGACTGGCTGGCAATCTCCTGAG